CCAACTGATACACCAGCCATGGTTTGTGTGGCCAAGTCAACGTGAGCAAAACGCAATGACTCCGGGTGTCTTACAGGAATGACTCGACTCATGCGCCGAGTCAAAAATATGGCCTGGTCCAAGTACTGGTACATCTCTGCCTTATCGTCCATGGACAAGGAGATAGTCTTAAGCTTACATGGGTTTCTTAGGCCATCAGCCGTGGAGATGTCTATGCACTGCTCTAAGTCTACAGTGGATGGCAGCAAACGGTGGGAACCACCCACCGATATGCCAGAAATGTCCATCAAGTACTGCTTTGTGGACCTTCTAAACCCATCGAAGTAGTCCTCTGGAACCAACTCTGTGCTAGCACCACTCGAAGGAACTTCAGGGACTTCACCATCCAGAGGTATTCCGTTCTTGTCATACCAGCCTTTAAGGACCCGTGGGTCTTCACTCTTCAGACCATAGCTTACCTTGAAGTAACGATCTGAAAGTCTAAGGGTGTGGCTCTTGATGCGGTAGACCGCAAACTGGTAAATTGTCTGGCGCTTAGGTTGAGAGGCCTCCAGAATCTCTTTCTTTACCTTTTCAGTAAAGGAAGATTCATCAGCAGCAGATGAAGCCAACAGCGATATAGCGGGCAAGAATCCTCTGAACTTCTGAAAGCGATTCTGAATACGAGCTCTAACGTTGTTGTAGAGGCTGTAAGCTTTTAGGTTTGGATTCTTTTCTAGACGGAAATTGCCCTCGTCCAGAAGGATTCCCATCATGTTTTTACCGATTACGTGCCATCCCTTAGAGCCTGCATTTACTGTGATGTTGTTTCCCAGATCAATTAGGTTGTCAGTGTACTTCTTGTCTGGGTTGAAATTGCACTCTTCACGAAAGTATGGGCTTTGGCCCATGAACTCCATCGCATCACCGAAAACTGTTTCACGTACGGCAGCTCTTGTAATTGACAGGATTGAGTAGTAAATCTCAGATCCACGGCTCATTCCAAAGAAATGACTCGGATTCCTGAGAAGCCGCGCAAGGGCTATTCGATACAGGATAATGACACAGCAGACCCACGATTTGCCGATGCCCAGTGACCCAGTGACGACTGTGTTGTGTACTTGGGAATCAAGATCAAAATCTCGCAGGAGAATCTCACGCCACCCTGGGAATATGCCTTCATTGTCATCAGTTGGGCGAGTGCGTGATCCCAACCAATACTCATCCATGATGAATTCTTCCATGGTTGGTGGCCTCCGAGTGTAGTCCACCTTCCAGAAATTCTCAAGAATGTCCAAATCGCCATGCTCTCCACTTCTTAACGAAGTGACTAGTTGCCCAAATAGCAATCGCTCCTCTTCATTCAGATTGGATATCAGAGGCAGGAAATCTTCGCCATCACTGGTTAGGATTTCCTCCAGCGTTCTGTCTACCCTCTCTGTCAGTGTTTGCATGGGCTTTCTTCAAATCATCTTGATCGGGCAAGTCGATTCTATTCGAGCCCTTCAGTGTGATTCCCAGGTCCAACGGGACTTGTGGGTTTTCCCGGCTTATCGTTGGCTCGTTTGATGAGTCCATGAAGTACCTTTCGGATTATTTCCCGCCCTTGGGGTGAAGTTCGGTCGTATCGAGACATCGCGCCGGCCAAAGTCTTTTTCTGGGCATAGTCCACTTTGTCCACAAGCCCCTTGGCGTCCTTTATAGCAGTTGGCTTTATGGAGTCTTTGATTTCAGCCATGTCGGTCTGAATCATCTTTAGAAATAACAAGGCCTCAGAAGGAGTCAAGTCAGAACGCTCCGTGGCTGATAGCATGAAGCGCTCCAGTTTGTCTCTGGCAGCCATTAGTCTTGTCATCCGCACAAGACTGTGCTGAGTGACAAGAGAGTCGACCAGGACCATTCTCTCCTCCTGGGCCATGGTCAACCTGTCAACCTCAGACTTTACTCGGTGCAGTCCCTCACCAGAGTCAAAAGCCTGGACTAGTTCCCCAAGAACAGTCAGGGAGGCATCAGGATTCAGATTTGGAGGTGTGGCTCGACCCTCCAAGACATCGACCATCTGACGGGTCACCAGGTCATTCAGGACACGGGCCGTGCCTGTGAGCAGATTAGCCAAGTCTGCCTGCTCAAATCGAAAAGCAACGGGACCACCACTAGCCGGTGATCCCGTCCCATTTCCAATAAGTTTCTGTCCTTTAGCCATGAAGGATCTGTTTCACAGAGACCCCAGCACTGCCGGATGACTCCTTAACAGATTGCTCCTGAGCCAATTTCTTAGCGTTGGCTTCCGTCATGGGTTGAGACACTTTCTCACCAGTGTCATTTCGGACAACTACATGGTCTTTCTTTTCGCTATTCTTGTCCATACGGTATAGAACAGTAATTAAGACGTGGACAAGAATCCAAAAATTCCGTCTAAAATGGTGCTTCCACCCGCACCACCAAGACAGCAGAGACAAAGCTCGAACCACATTTACTACCAGGAACTGGCTTCGGACTTTGTTGAGCAAGTGGTTGGCAGGCAAAGATGGCGCGAAAATTTGGCTGCAATGGTTCGAGAAAAGAACTTGAAGCCTAGCCTGGAACGTTGGCTTCAAACCATGAACATTCGCGCAAAGCCAGAGAATGTGCTACAAGGTCTTAGTGACCTTTTGAAGAGAACAACCCACGGGTGGAAGTAAGAACATTGTCAATGACCGGGTCATGTGGGCATGGGTCCTCTGGAATGCTAGGAAGGGCACCTAGCAATGGCTTGGGCTTTTCCACCGGCTTTGGCTTTTCTGGTCTCTCGGTATGATTTGTGTGGTTTGCCCTAGGAAGCGTAACTATATTTCTATACTCACGCTTTCTAATCTGGCCTTTGACAAATCCGTGGCTCTTACAATCGCTATTTGGACTTATGCCCGTGGCAGCCGGATGGGCCTCTTCGAACACCTCTGATGGGTCATTTGGATTTTTCCCCGTTAGTGGAATTACCGTGGCCCGGCAATCATTCACGTTGACCACCACCCACTTGTGGTGGCCTTGGTGTGAAAAATCAACTATCAAGCCTTCTACCATCATCATGGGTTTTGTGGGTTGTTTGGGTTTGGACTAAGACTCACGACGGAATCTAGACCCTCCATGTCCAAAGCTATGGTCCTCGGCAAAGATGAAATGTTGGGTGAAGACGACGAAGTCCGTCCAGTCGTACTCCCCAGGATTTGAGGTTGTTCGTCTGAATCTTCTGGAGGAGTCGGCGTTGACCTTCGTGCATTTACTCGCCGTACACGAGATACAATTGGGGTAGATGAGACGGTAAATTGAACACCTTCAGTGTTTGACGTCACTCTGCGTTGCGAATTCTGAGAAATGGATCTGATCTTAGCATCGGCCTCATGGGCCACCTTCAATGCGAAGAAATCGGCCTCTAACGTGGAGGAAAAGCAGCAGTGGGCAACAGCCAAAGATGACGGAGCATAGGCCACGAGTGCTGCCACTTTTACCCAGTAATTGGTCCAAGCCCGGATGTATTCGTAGTCCATGGTTTCGCCTAGTAGACGAATCTCAATGGTGCCTGGGGATGGAGAACCACCATGACCGGATTCAGATCGATTTCCACGACGTGCCGTTTCGATCAGGTTCAGCCAACAATACCGTTTTTGGTTGTTGTACTTTACTGGGTCAACGCGGCCAACCGGGTAAAACTGTCCAATATCTGTCTTGGAATAGCGAGTGCCAATTCTTTCGCAGTGGTGGTTGTTTCTTCTTGATGGGTGTACCACGTCCATAAGACGCTCCTCCAGGATCTGGCCAATGACAAGCATTGTTCGTACCCTGTCTGGTCCCCAGTCAGACATGTTTTGGTTGCCTCTGCTAGGACGTCCCAGGTGGACATGGATTCCACACGACGAGTTAACGTGGGCCATGCACTGGGTTATGGCCCGGATCTGCTCATTCAACGAAGTGAAGTTGACATTCAAGGCATTGCCATCCCCATTCATGACGAATGGCACTGCGATCGGTCGAGTCACAATCTCAGTACCAGCTCCAGGCCAATTTCGGGGCAGTATCTCGCCACCGTCACCTCGAATGGAGTGGTCAAGATGTCGTTCGAAATTGAATTGTTGAGCGATCTGAGTGATGGCTGGAAATGTGCGAACACACTCCACTTCCACACCCACCGTGATATTTGAGCTTACTCGTGGCATCTTGAGATATGGTTAAGGGCAGGGAGCAAAGTGTAAACATTATTCTTCCAAGTCATCTGGAAGGTGAGCAACCCCCGTGTCTTTCTTTTTCTTCTTTCGTCCACCATGACCACTGCCCCCACTGTCTTCATCAGGATTGTACTCGATCTCTTTAAGAATCTCCATACGATAGGCTGCCGCATCCACAGAACCTTGAAAATGCTGGAAAGCTGCGCCATGACGATTCAAAAATATGAAAAGCCGTATGGTGTTGTTCTTGATCTCAG